CGCCATAATAAAATACTCCTTGGCTTAAAGGTTAAGATAAAAATTTGACGAGTGTTGTGGAATTACCTTCACTAAACTCATAAGTCTTGTAGGCCGTAGCGTACATTTTGTGACTTAATTAGAAAGGTACAGTATTTATCACAGGGTTTCGTCCCTATCGAAACATTTTTTCCAAGAAAATAAATCGCAGCCAATAAAAAAATCGTCTGGGGTGATATGTTTCGTTAACTTTCCATCCAGTTCTTCAACTTTTTTAAAGATAACTCTCTCTCTATCTATAGCTACAAGTGCCACAATATCACAAACTTCTTTTGTTAATGGCTGTTTTGGTCTGCTCCCAGAGGCAATAGAGAAGTGATATGAGAAATACTCTCTTCCTTTTCGCTCATACGCCCTTTTCATTCTGCTTGATTTGACCTGTATCCTGAGAGGCTTGCCATCCTTTAGAGCCAGAATGTCTGTCTTTTGGAGGTGGACGAGGGTGCAAGGTATGTCCATCTTGAGTAGCTTGACTGAGCAAATGCTTTCTCCTAGCTGACCAGTAAGGATATTATCAGTCATTTATTCTTCTCATAAAAGATATGACCACCTATCTGCTTTATCTTTGATACATCCGAAAGCCAGTAAGGAGATACAGATGTGGCGTGAAAGAAGAGGGCAGTTTCTCCTACGCAGGTTACACGGTCTTTCTCCGTGTATTCATCCAGCATAATCTTTGCGAGGAAGACAGAGTTTTCCCACGCTTTCTTTTCTTTTGGCTTGTCTGACTTGCCGTCGCAATACCAACTGAAGGAGCAGACCCTATCACCCTTTTGAGTTACGACTTCCTTTACTGTGTCTGGGTAGTGGGGGGAGGCAACACGGTTCAGGGTTACTTCGGCGACAGCTATTTGTCCCTGCAATGGTTCATTGCGAGATTCAAAGTAGATGTTAAGTGCGAGCCAGAGTACTGCTTCGATCATGGGTTTCTGAAAAAGTAAGCCCCCGTTAGGGGGCTAGTTCAGAGAGACAATCTCTAGGCTAAACCTTTTTGTGCCATCTTTTGATTTGCGAATTGGTCAAACCTGCTTTCCGTAGGGGCATCACCTGTTGCACCAGCAGACGGTGAGCTTCCTAAAGAGCCTGTATAAGCAGATCTTTTCTTCGCAATTTCAACAAGACGCTCCATTTCTGGAGAGTTGAGATTGTTTTTATAATCTGTCATTAGCTTCATTGTTAATGACGGGTCGATAAGATCCTCCATTGTGTATCCACGCTCTGCCATAAACACTGGGAAGTTTTCTGCCGCTTCGTCTGGCAGACCAAGTTGTTGTTGAATCCTGTCTATGTTGTTTCCGATTTGCTTTTGCATGGCTTGGATCTGCATATTGTTTGCATTATCCATCGTGTCTTTAGCGGCATTGACGTTGCCCTGTGACATCTGAAGAACCTGATTAAGCATACTTTCCATCTTCGCCATTCTGTCGCCCATGTTGCTCATGCCAGACGTATTGCCTTGCATCATTTCTGCATATCCAGGGGGAAGAGATATTGCGTTGTCTTCAGACCACTTTGTCAAAGCGTCGCCTATGTTTTCTTGACCTGCTTTTGCAGGTTGCTCACCTTTGGTATTCCCCATTTCAGGGTTCTTTCTGCTAGATTTTAGGATATTTTCTAGCGTACCTGCTACGTCCTTCGGTTGCATGTTTGGGTTTGCTCTGAGAATTTTAGCTACTAGATCGTTGACTGGCTTTAAGTTTGCATTTTGATAATTCAATGCGGCGTATCTCTGCATAGTTGAAGAGATTTGCTTTGGGGTCATGTTGCGTTTTTTGCCATCACCCATTTCTATCTCGTAGACAACAGCTTCCGCTTGCATCTTGTCGCCTTCAGTTTGAGGGCTTCCTTTCGCAGACGCTTTGTCTTCGTTACTGTCTTTTGCCTTTGGCTCTGGTGCTGGTGTAGGTTCAACAGGCATATTGTTGGGCGTACCGAGCTTCGCCGTTGAGATACTGTCGATTATTGCTTTGTCGTCTATAGCCATTATTACTCCTTGGGAGGCCGTAGCGTCCCGATTAAATTGAATGTGATGGCATTATGTATTGCTGTTGATACTCTTGTCGTCCCTCGTTAAAGCTATTTCAGCTTCAAACTTTGACCTGAGTTTTGTCGGCATATCCAGTAGGGCTTTCGCCGCAAATATAGTTCCTCTCCTAAAGTTGATTTCATCCAAAGACATTGTCGGTGATTCTGCGATTGCCATTGCGGAAGAAACGATTTCCTCCTCCATTACTTTACGCATGACTGTCCACCCTTTGCTATTCTCAAGGGTATCTATCGCATTCAGCGAAGCCTTTGGGTTCATCTCTTCTTAGCTGATTTCTTCTTTATTGCTTTACCTGCCATAACCGCACCATGACCTTTCGGGCCAGACGAGGTTTTATGGGGTATGCTACCCATGTAGGGTTTTAAGTTAGGCTGTTTTCCCATTATAATTTCCATAACATAGTTGATAATAAAAGTATGATAGCAGACGCAGTACCTATAAGTAGTCCCTCTATCCGTTTTAGACGTATAAAAAGTTCTTTAAACTGGATTGATGTCTCTGTTTCCAGCTTGGTCAAGCGTCTGTCTAGCGATGATATTGTTGGCTTATCCATTCATTAACTCGCTATTTGTTTACTGTCTTTTGATATTCTATAGACATAGTTTTTATTCTATCCCACAAATCCAGTTCTCTTGGCATTACGCTATCCAATAAATATCTCAACACATTCATAGTCGAATGATGTGCTTCCAACTCACCTATCAAAATGCGAGCTTCATCCGTGTCTGGCAATGAATAAAATTTTCCGTCAAGTTCTACACGCATTGAAATACCTAAACTAAATCAGAAAACACAGCAGATGATTTAGTTTTCCCATCAGGAAGGTTTGTCGGTAGTGTTGGATACGTTACACCTTTAACATTATATCCATTTTTATTTTCATTTATTTCAACATCAGGCGACCACACAGAACTATCTTGGGTAGGTAAATCTCTAAGAGCTTGCCTATATGCTTTCCAATCATCAGGAACAGTTTGTCCTTTTTCCGCACATTCAATAATAACAATATCTGTTTTGTATAAGAACGTATCTCTTTTATTTCTTGCCATTGTTGCTTTATCATCTTGAGAAAGATTTTTTAAATCTGAGTCAGTTAACGTCACGCCAGTAACATCTTCTTCGCCAAGTTTTGCAGTACGTTTATCTCCCACACTTACAAATGATGGAACACTACCTGACTTTGGAGCGAATGCCATAACAGTACTATCTAGTTCTTCTTCTGTCATCTTGTCATTTAAAATGATTTCAGCCCACGAATTATCGCTAAATGTTACTTTAGCTATACCGCCATTTATTTCAGTTATTGTATATTCAGCCATAATTTACCTCTTCTTTGACCTATAGTTATCTCTGTAAAAATGTTTTCTTCTTCTTCTCATTTGGCTTTCTGCTCTTTTACCATCTTTAAATTCTTCCTCTGTCATATAGTTATAAGTTAAGTTAGAATTTACACGCTCAAATGGAATAACCTGCATAATAACTGTTCCGTATTTTACTGTTCCAATAAAATCCCTATCTATTATAAATGGAAACTTAGCGGAGATAGTATAGGTATCAGTATCCACCACACCTGTAAGACATTTAATAGGAATATCATCTCTACTAAATGGAGCAACAAATAAACATGACCAACCTTTTGGAGTTATAATTCTCCAAGGATTATTTAATTTAAAAATTTTGTTAGGAAGATGCTGAGTATTTAAAGTAGTATCCTCTACTTGATTTTTGTAATGAATACTAAGGCTATAAAGACCTTCGTCAGTTTTAATATGAGTGTATTGATCTAAAGCAGTTTGGTCGAATGCAGTTTCGTTTTTAATAAAAATATCATGCCATAATGGAATACCGAACCCAGTTCTCATAGCGTCTGTAAATGGCATACAAGTTTTAATAGAAACATTTGTTAACGCATCAAGAGGAATCATTTTCTTTTCGTCTTTGTTAATTTTATGTTGCTTCATTTTATCAGGGAAAAACCTAGTCATTGGTTCTGGCTTTGGACATAATTCATAATCAACTTGACCACCATCTGTACTTTCTTGAAAGACAAATTTTACATCTATGTCCCTAGCTTTATATGCAAGTTCTTCTACTTCTTCTATTGTTTTAAGATGTAGCACCATTTATCGTTCCACTATTTGTTACTATTGTTATTGAACCAGATGTGAAGGATGCCGCCTTACCTGCCGCACCACCTGAACCTCCGTTTCCAGCACTAAAGCCTGAACTTCCGTTAGATGCGTTTCCATTTGCTCCTGAAACTCCACTTGTTCCATTAGTGGCATTTGCACCTTGCTGACCAAAACTTCCACCTGCTCCAGCATTTCCACCTGGGCCACCGTTTCCACCAGTCCCAGCATTTGTTCCGCCACTGTTACCATTCTGCCCATTACCGCCATTGTCAGCACTACCTGCGGCTTGCCCATATCCTTGACCTACTGCACCATTTCCACCCCATCCTCCATACCCACCTGATCCACCTGAAGAACTAGAAGTAGAAGAGGATTTTCTTCTAATTTGTCCGTATGTTCCTTGAGCCATTTGGTTTGCCTGAAACGAATATTGATACCAAGGAAGAGCAAGGCTACTATCTAAACTGTTTGAAGTTTGTCTGTATTGACTTGGGTTATATTGGAAACCTGTGTTGGGGTGATTTCCTCCCCAGTTATTTCCCTGCCAAGGATACTTTGCATTATTAGTATTAGGATTGCCTTGAGAATTTACTCTGCGAACTACGTTAATGTTATTCCAAGAGTTTCCACCTCCAAAATTACCTTGTAGAGTACCTGCCCACATAATACTTACCGTCATCAAATTAAATGAGTTGTAATACTTATTAAAAAAATAGTTACTAGAGTTATAGTAGTATGAAGACCAACTAGAAGAAGTATAAGAACCATTACCACCAGTGCCGCCTCTTCCACCTCCGCCGCCGCCGCCACTTCCGCCACCCCCACCAGAGATTTCTCCAGTATTGATGAGGCTAAAGCTGTGTGCTGAAGTTATTGCGTGACCACCTGCTCCACCTGCTCCACCATCTTGACCAAGGCCATTGTTATTGTTTCTTCCTCTAACGCCTTTAGCACCTGCCGTTCCACCCAGACCACGAATAGTACCTGCGTTCTCTATTTGAAGTGTGCCGCCCATGCCAGACGGGATAGTCATTGGGCCTAAGTCTACACCTGATGGGATGATTAGAATTTTAGGAGTGCCAGACTGGTAGTCTGCTGTGCCGAAAGCAGTTTGAACATTAAAAGTAGAAGCAGAACTTGCAGTAGCAAATATTGCTCTGTTAGGAAAAGAACCAAAGCCTAGCGTATTATAACCAAAGCCTGTCATTACGCATCATTTGCCTTATTAGTTGTGAAGTATAATTTTATTCCGAGAAGTCTGGCATCTTCTGTAGCAGTATCATTGCTATCACTTACATCTCTAAATATTTGAAAAAATGTTAAGTCCTCATCAGCAGGTGTACCTGCTATTGTTATTGGACTACTTTCAGCCGTAATCAGCACTGTGTTTGCAGTACCCTGACTAGCGTCATCTACTGGTACTGCTGTACCGAAAGCTAAGTTTGCTGTGTAACTATCGCCCATTCCACAAGCCTGTAATGACCATGTAACACCATCTGTATCTGTCGCACTAGAACACCAATAGGCTTTGAAAGTTACTGTGCCTAAATCCCAAGATTTAGGGAAACCTACTGTAAATTGAGCATACTCATCTGACCCATCATCAAAGTCCAAGCATTTTAATTCAGGGCCGTTTGATAATTCAACTTGAGCAAGAGCCGCACAACCATTTGTTGTGGTAGGATACATTGCCGCCGCAGGTATCCAAATGGTTTCTTTACCTGCAACTTTTACTTTAGCACTTGAGACTGTTGGTTGCTGAGTAAAATCAACTACACCACCTGATGATATTGAGAGGGCATCTGCATCACCCACAGAGCCAATAGTCCCTGCGTTTTTGATTTTTATATTACCTGCAAAAGTGGCGGTTTCGTCTTTAAGTGTAAGGTGGTTAATAACTGAGTTGCCAGTCCTGTGGCTAAATTCCAACCCACCACTTTCAGAGCCAGCAGTTACGGTTGGGCTTGCACCAGTAATCCACGCATAAAGAGTTTCGTCGCCACCAGAATCATCTCCATAGAAACGAATTGATCCGAGATCATCAAGCCCAGAAGGTGAGGCAGAATTTCTAACTAACTTTAAAAGTGGACTAGATAAGTGGTCAGAGTTATCTGAGTTAATTATAACTTCTTTTGTATTAAAGGTAGATACATCATGGGTTAGAACCAAGGCATCAGGTTCAGCCGAAGCCGCACCGCCAACTTTTGCGGCTTTGAATCGTAGTGAGCCGTCTTCTGAATTGTTACTTCCATCATCTGCTTTGGCATAAATACTAGCATAATGATGATCTGTACCTGATGTATTTGTTGCCCAGAAATCTATAGTTCCGAGGAGATCATCATCATTAGTTCCAGATGCTTGATCTCGCATTAATTTAATTACTGGCCCATAATTGCTATTATTTACATTATTTGTAAGTGTTAAATCACCTTCATGGTGCAATCTCATTACTTCTATTGGAGCTCCATTATTGGCAAGATTGAAAACCATGTCTGTTTTGTTAATAGTAGTAGTGAAAGATGAGTTTGCTACTGCTTCAATGCTTGCTGTAGATTCTATAGCATCTGTACCACTTGATTCATTTGGTGCTCTCCACTGCAATTTACCTAGAGACTCTCCAGAACTGATACTTGTGTCTATTCTTTGAAGCTCGATTATACCACCAGTGGAAGAAGAGACATCTAGCTGACCATCTATATCAACGTCACCAGTGAACGCACTCGAACCAGAGCCTTTTAATCTGAGCCTTTCGTTCCGAGTACCAGAGGTGGAAAGTTTAAAAACAAGATCAGATGTATTAACAGTGCTTGTAAAACTCGCTGTAGCTTCAGCTAATATTTCAGCAGTGTAATCGTCAGCAATACCTCCACTAGACTCCTGATAGGCATTAAACAGTAGCCGTCCAAGTATATCCCCACTAGTAACAGAATAGTCGTTTGTGCCAATATATATAGTTGGCTCCCAATGCCTGTGATAAAGCGGAAAATTGTTTTGGATATACCCATTGCCGATTTGAAATGTATTGTAGTTAGTTCCATTGTACAGTGTTCTGAAGTACATTGTGCCATCCTCAGAATTATCACTAACGTCATTTATTCTGGAAATTATACTGGCATAATCTACATACTGATTGTTATCATTCACCCCCCTGAAATATACACCTCCTGTGTAATCCCAGTCAGCAGGTGAGGATGGTTGTCTGTAAAAAATTAATCTTGGGTCTGCGGTATTTGCATTAGTGTCTGTACTTGTAAGAATAACATCGTCATTAGTATCTTTGTAAACCAGTGTATTGTTTGCCCCAATCAAATCCTCTGTAAGTTGTGCAACAGTTCTTCCTTCCACAGACGTACCATCAATTTTCAGGTAGTCATTGTCTGCGACGTTTGCATTTGCTGATAAGACATTACCGTTTGCAATTCCTAAAGTCACTGTCGGTATAGATTGCCAAGATGAACCGTTGTAAAATTTCAATGTGTTTGATGTGCTATTGTAAAACAAATCACCTTCGTCCAAACTGGAGCTAGGGTCAGAAGATCCTGTTCGGTATCTTTCAGCAAATGAATTAACACCTGCAATGTTGGTTGCCGTTGTGTTGATGTTCGTTATAGCACCTGCAACTGTACCTATATTCGTAACAACTCCTGAAGCACCGAGGGTCGCCATATTTGTTACATTGGCTGATGTGCCGAGTGTGTTTGCGTCTGTTATAAAATCTGCCGTTACAAGATTCATGTCCGTTACAAAATCTGCTGTAACGTGGCTCATGTCTGTAACAAAGTCAGAAGTCACTAGGTTCATATCTGAGATAAAATCGGGAGTTACTAGGTTTAGATCTGTAATAAAGTCAGCAGTGACTAAATTCATATCTGTAATGAAATCAGAAGTGACTAAGTTCATTTTAGTAACAAAGCCAGCATCTATTAAATTTAAGTCAGTTATGAAATCTGCCGTTACGAGATTGAGGTCAGTGATAAAATCAGCAGTGACCAGATTGAGGTCAGTAATGAAATCGGCAGTAACAAGGTTCATGTCTGTAACAAAGTCAGAAGTTACCAAGTTTATTTTGGTAACAAAGGTGCTGTCTATTAGTGCCATGTCTGAGGCAAAGTCTGCCGTTATTAATGATGCTTTGCCAGCTACTGTAGTAATGTTGTTAGATATACCAGCCAAAGTGCCAATGTTGTTTGTCGGACTTATTTGCCCAGCAACGGTGTCAATATTATTAATTCCACCTGCCGCAATGTTGATGTTGCCAATCCCAGACGCTACTGTGCTTACGTTTGACGTTGTCGCCCAGTGTTTTGCCGAATAGTTCGTTCCGTCTACAGTTGATCCCGTGTGTTGAGCCCAGTCTTTCGATGAACCCCCAAGGGTTGAACCAGTCATGCTTGCACCTTGAGCCCACGCCTTTGCAGATCTGTCGTTGGTAGACGCACCGTCTACTTGGTTTGTGTCTTGAGCCCATGATTTTGCCGAGCCTCCTGTGCTTGCTTGTGTTCCTTGTGCGTATTCTTTTGAAGAGTAATCTGAACCTGATACAACCCCACTTGTCTTGGTTGCCCAGTCCTGTGCTCCAGAAACGTCAATGAGCTTGTAGGTATTGGCAGACGAGGTGAAAGCAGACTCCGATCCGAATGTCTGTGCGGAAGCAAGTCCGTGAACTATATACCCGTCACCGTTTGCGACTGTTACTATATCAAAGTTGTTGTAAGATGTTGAAGTGGAGAAAGCTCCTTCTATGCTGAAAAAAGTTGTTACGTCTGTCCAGCCAGACCCAGAGTTTGCGAACTGCCCGACACGAACCTGTATCTTGTCGTCTGTGGCATTGAAACGAAATTCAAAATTGTCTGCTTTAAACACACCCGTCGATGTGTCAAACATATCGTCTAGCAAGTCTGAGAGTTGGCGGTTGCCTACTTCTGCCGCTTCTAGGTATGTGTCTAAGTTATGTGTTCCTGTCTTTGAAGATACAAACTGTATCTGTTCGCCTTTGGGAGTTGTAATAGCCATTATTCGTAATACCCCATATCTTTCATTAACCTGATTAATTTTGCCTTAGTAAGGGCATACTTGTCGTCCGAATTTGCTTTTGATTGGTTTGCTTCTAATTCTGCAATACGACCCTCTAGGCCAGTGAGAGCTTTTGAAACCTTGCGTATCTCTCCGAGCATTTCGTCTTGTACACGGCTAAGTTCAATGTCTGCTACTCTTTCAACTTCTTCGACATAGTCTTTAACCTTAACGTCTACTGTTGTGGCTAATGTTTCTTTCTTATCGCTCATTATCGCCTCGCTTGTTTCATTGGGACTAAGTTCCCCTTCTGGACTTGGTTCTGTATGTCTTGTTGGGACTGCACGTTCGCCCCTCTCATCTTCTCCATCATAGAAATCTGCTGAGATGGGGAAGCTCCTTTGGATTGGAGTTCCTCTTGGCTAATCCTAAACCTGTCCATGTCTGTTATGCCCATAGCTCGTATGGCTTCTTCTGCGATCTGACCTGCGTCGTATTCCATATTGAGGCCAGTCTGTTGCATGATCTGGAGCATGTTCATCCAAGTCTCTGCGTTACGAGTTGGTTCGAGTGGGAGTGTCCCGTCGATGACTAAATAGTCAATGTCGCCTTGCAGGTCTTTGGATACTTCATAATCGAGATAGCCGTCATCTACTACAGATGATAATTGAGTGGGCATATTGGTCGGATCTATTTTGATAGATCCTTCCATAGAAAGTGCATCCTGAATATTGTTGACCATCATGCGTACCATTGGTCGTATGGTTGTGGCAGACATAACACGGCTGATAACGCCCAGACGCTGTGATCCGAGTTGTGTCAGACGCTGGATTTCCGTCGCCGTCCGTATCCCGTCTGAGGTTGGCATACCTTGTTGTGCGTCTGAAGCGGCAGACACACGCTGTTTTAATTCGCCCATTGCCGCAATATCGTTGAAGTGTCCTCGTGTTACGTCTGGCACTTGAGCAATAAAGACACCATCCCCAGGCTTTGTTCCAGGGAGTGTACGCACGACACCCCAAGGATTCCTGTCTATGAGGTCTGGGACAGACACCTGTGTCGGGTCAACGAAGATTAAATTGTTGAGTGCGGCAGACACGTTGTCTATCCGAGAACGTAGAAGATAAGTTGCAATATCGTGCATAGGAAGCAAAAGGTCATACAAAGATTGCCCGTATGTTTTGTGGGTATCTTGGTACAGACCGCCAATGGCGATTGGGAATTGTTGCCCGTATGGATTGAGTTGCATACGAATAACTACGTTCTCGTCTAGGATTGTAAGGACAAGATAGATCTGTTCTATTGAAGGTATACCTATTTCATGGCCTGACAGACGCACCCAAGTCTCGTCAACAACACGAGCATCTCCGAGAGTGAAGTATGAATGATCGTTCCTCTCTCTTTGGTTTGGTTGGGCAGGGTCTATTGAAAGTCCTCTTCCCTCCTCCTTGTGCCAGTGATGAGCATTCCATGCGTTCTTTGGAGGTGTAAGTTTGTGGCGAAGAGCAGGGAACTGCTTCAATTTGGGATATAGGCCAGAGTAGAGGAGGGAATTAAAGCTGACGTAGTCAGAGAATACTATGTATTGCATGTTGTCCCAGTCACCCCAGTTGACACGGGGATCGGGGAATACTCTGCGTGGGTCAAAGTTTACTATTTTATTCTGGTTAGCTTTTGCGTCCCATACAATTTTTGTTGGGGCAAAGCCGTAACGGATTGAGTCGAGAAGCATCTGGGCAAGACGAGCTTCACCTGCTGTTCTTCTCATCTGCTGATGGAGTACTCGCTCCAGTATCATTGATGACTGACGGGATTTACGGTTCATACCCTCAAGCTGGAACATTGGATTACGTCCAGAGAGTGCCGCCATCATGTATGTAAGGACTGTGTCTGCGATTGCACGAGTGTCTGCTATGACTGCCTTTTCTCTGTATTCTGTAGCTTCAGGAGGGACATAAACATCATGGGCTCTGTCTGCTTCCTTCCAATGGTCATAGCGTTTTGAAATTTTGTGGTATGACATATCCATCATGGACTTAACGTAGTCTACGATCTTACGTTCCTGTTCCTCTGTCAGGAGGGAGGAGATGTCTTCGTAAGCTATTAACTTCTCTGCATGTTCCGAGAGGTCGCAGATCATTCCCTCATTCGGGCCAGATTGGTAGTTAGCAGATCTATAATTTTGTGTTGCAGAAGATTGTGCCATAGTTTTTTTTACCTCTTATATATTATGCTGTCGTCCTATAGAGTTCCCCACCCTGCCCATTTCGGTAATGTTTTACTCACACGGAGTTTAAGAGATTTACCGAAAGAAGATTCAAAGTCGCTTGTATTATTTAAAGACTGGGCCACATCGCCCTGAAGATCCCATGCGTCTACTGAGATTGATGTCCTTGAGAGGACATCAAGAGTTATTGAAAGTGCGTCTACTTGGTCGTCGTGGTTTCCGTTGGGGAATGTTACCGCTTCGTCTACGAAGCTATCGAGCCAAGGGGATGCTTGAGGTAGGAAGACACGGCCTCCTTCGATGAGGGGAAGCACTGAGTTTACTCTGGCTACCTTATCGTTGACTACCTTATAGGGGATT